AATCAAAATATTCGTGATGATATTTTAGAAATCAACGGCATGAATCCTAGCTACAGTCGTACTGGTGCTGGAGAACATGCGGCCGCTGTTAAACGATTTGATGAGAATCAAGAATGATTTAACCCTAAAGTGTATAAATAAAACTATACACTTTGGATTAAAATATGTTTATCTATAAAATTATCGTTAATAATAATGTTTATATAGGACTTGATACTAAACCGTCCTATAAGTTATCACGATGGAAAAAGCATTGCGATGAGGCAACTACAAGATGTAAAACAAAATTACATAAGGCTATGAATATGTATGGCATAAAGAATTGTGTAGTTGAAATATTAAAAGATAACTTTAAGTCTATTGGAGAACTTGCGTTATCGGAAATTGATTACATTAAGCAATACGATTCTTATAAAAACGGACTTAACTCTACTCCAGGTGGAGACGGTTTAGGAAAATACGATTTAACTTTATTATCGCTTGCAGATATAAACAAAATCAAATCTGCATTAGGTGAGCATTTTAGTAATTATAATAAAAATATCAAATGGGCAGGAACTACTGAAGTTGATAGAAAATTATTAACTAAACATTTACATACTGACGAAATTTATCAAAAGAAATCGGATACCCTTAAGAAATTTTACAAAGCAAATCCAGATATTGCCAAAACAAAAGCAGTAGGGATTAGAAAATGGCAGTTGGAAAATCCAGAAGAAATGAAGAAACGCAATCAGATTAATTCGATTAAAGGTGCCGCGGCTGTTTCGAAGAAACTAAAGGTTGAACTGGAAGACGGTAATGTGTTATACTATTCAAGTAAAAGTGAATTCCATAGATTAACAAATCAATGGGCAAACACCATTATTAAAAAAACACAAGAAGGTGTTTTCTACAATGGTTATAAAATATGGGAAGAAAAATGAACAACTACGATATGTCTATTCACACAAACCCTGATGCAAGAGCCTGGGCTAAATTCTTTGCTGAAAAGTATACAGTATGGTCGGAAGATGGTGTAGAGTCTGATAGTGAGGCTTTAATGACTGCGTGGTTTGCCAATGCTATGATGGCGATGCACGATCATTTAGTGTTGAAAGGTAATCCAATCAATGGAGATCATGCCCAATATCTTATAGATACCGAAAACGGAGTTAAAGAATAATGGCAAACTTATTTAAAAAAGTTGCGTGTATGACCGATATTCATTTCGGTCTCAAGAGCAATTCATCAGTACACAATCAGGACTGTGAAGACTTTGTAGATTGGTATATTGCCAAAGCAAAGGAGGAAGGTTGTGATACAGGTATCTTTATGGGCGATTGGCATCATAATCGCAATAGCCTTAATATTACTACAATGGATTATAGCCTTAGGGCCTTGGAGAAGTTGGGACAAGCGTTTGATCAGTTCTACTTCTTTCCTGGTAATCATGATCTGTACTATAAAGACAAACGAGACATACACTCTGTGGAGTTTGGAAAGTATATACCTGGTATCACTGTGGTACATGAGCCTACTACTATTGGAGATGTCACGCTGTGTCCATGGTTGGTGGGCGAAGAATGGAAGTCGGTAGGTAAGAAAGGCGGGAAATATATATTTGGACATTTTGAATTACCTAACTTTTTCATGAACGCTATGATACAAATGCCAGATCATGGAGAGATTCAACTAGATAGTTTCAAACAATATGAACTAGGTTTTAGTGGACACTTTCATAAGCGTCAGCAACAAAAGAACATGATTTACATCGGCAATGCTTTCCCACACAATTATGCAGATACATGGGACGATGATCGCGGCATGATGGTTATGGAATGGGGAGGGCAACCTGAATATTTTAGTTGGCCAGATCAGCCTACTTTTAGAACAGTAACACTAAGCCGTCTAATCGACGAAGCAGACACTATTATCAAATCTAAGCAACATTTACGTGTTACGCTAGACATTGATATTACATACGAAGAAGCAAGTTTTATTAAAGAAAAGTTCATGGCAGATTATGACATCCGCGAACTTACTCTTATTGCAGAAAAGAAAGATGTTGAAATTAATACCAATATCGATGTACAAGCATTTGAATCAGTAGATCAAATCGTTAGCAATCAAATTGTTAGTATTGATAGCGATACCTACGACAAAAATATTCTACTGAGCATTTATAACAGCCTATGAAAATAAAAGAATTAACCGTTAAAAACTTTATGAGCGTGGGTAATCAAACCCAAGCTGTAAACTTCGGAAAGGAAAACTTAACACTTGTGCTAGGTGAAAACTTAGACCAAGGCGGTGATGATAACGGCAGTCGTAATGGTACAGGTAAAACTACCATTGTAAACGCTCTTAGTTTTGCTTTATTTGGTAACGCACTTACTAACATTAAAAAAGACAATCTTATTAACAAAATTAACAACAAAAATATGTTAGTGACTTTGACGTTTGAAAAAGACGGAACAGATTATCGAATTGAACGTGGACGTAAACCCAGTGTTATGAAGTTCTTTGTTAACGACCAAGAACAAGAAGGCGAAGAATCCGATGATAGCCAAGGCGATCAACGTGAAACACAAAAAGACATCGATGAACTTTTTGGCATGAGCCACGACATGTTCAAGCATATTGTTGCGTTAAACACTTATACAGAACCGTTTTTATCAATGCGGGCCAATGACCAACGTGTTATTATTGAACAGTTGTTGGGTATTACTATTCTTAGCGAAAAAGCAGAAACGCTTAAAGAGCTAGTTAAGCAAACTAAGGATGCTATTACACAAGAGTCTGCAAATATCGAAGCTGCCAAGAAATCTAATGATAAAATACAAATTAGTATTGATAGTTTGTTAACTAGACAAACAGCTTGGAATACGCAACATGCTAACGAACTTGAAAAGATAGGACGTAGCATAGTAGAGTTGGAAAGTGTAGATATTGAAGCTGAGCTTGCGAAGCACAGCGAGCTCAAAGAGTTCGATGAAAAAACAGCGAAGCTGCGAAGTTTAAATAAGGAACGTGCTACGTTAGATAGCGCGATAGCGCAAGCGGAGCGAAGCGTTACGAAGTATGAACGCGAACTCGCCTTATTGGCAAGTAAGACCTGTCACGCTTGTGAACAACAGCTACATGATCATAAGCATGAAGAAATGACAGCTCTAGCTCAGAAGCATCTGGACGAGGCGGTCATTTACTTTACTAAAGTATCAAAGGACCTGGAAAAAATTACAGCAGAAATTACTTCTATTGGTGAGGTTCCAGCCAAGCCTATTACCTACTACGACAGTTATGAGCAGGCGCTTAAACATCAGAACAACTTGAAGACTCTTGAAAATCAACTGATACAAAAAAGCAATGACACAGATCCTTATCAGGAACAGATTGACGAACTCACTGACACTGCCATGCAGGAAATCACCTGGGACAATGTTAATACTTTAACCAGCTTAAAGGATCATCAAGAGTTCTTATTAAAATTGTTGACTAGCAAGGATTCCTTTATCCGTAAAAAGATTATAGATCAAAACCTAGCATATTTGAACAATCGTCTAACTTATTATCTTGATAAGATGGGATTGCCTCATACTGTGTTATTCCAAAATGACTTAACCGTTGAGATCACCCAGCTAGGGCAAGATTTAGATTTTGATAATCTAAGTCGAGGTGAGCGGAATAGACTTATCCTTGGTTTGTCATGGTCGTTTAGAGATGTTTGGGAAAGTTTATATCAACCTATCAACTTGTTGTTTGTTGACGAGCTTATTGACAACGGGCTTGATGCTGCAGGTGTTGAAGGCGCATTGGCTGTACTAAAGAAAATGGGTCGTGAACGCAAGAAGAATATTTTCTTAATTAGTCACAAGGACGAACTAATCGGCCGTGTTAACAATGTGTTAAAAGTTATCAAAGAAAACGGCTATACTAGCTATGCTAACGATTTAGAAATTAATGAGTAAGCACGTTGATCCAAGTCCCTATCAAAACGAAGAGTCGCATGAAAAACTCATGGCGGCTTTTCGCGAGTATTTTAAAGAAAATCAAGAATGGATCAACAAAGGCACACGTAGTTCAGGCGAACGTATGCGCTACTGGCTAGCGCAGATTAGAATTATAGCCAAAGAACGCCGTACGCATGTACAACAGTATCGCGTATGGTTAGATAGGGCAAAAGCAGAACGTAAGGCAAATCAAAAGGCACAGGGTACGGAGACAGATGACACTAATTAGTGTATGTCTTGGTACTATAACAATGAAATTGTAGAAGAACTTCCCGAAGATTGTGTTGGGTTTGTATATCTTATAACAAACACAATTACAGGGCGTATGTACATAGGCAAAAAACTAGCAAAATTTTCTAAAACTACTTATCGAACAGTAAAATTAAAAAACGGCACTAAGAAAAAAAAGAAAATCCGCAGTAAAATTAACAGTGATTGGCAGACCTATTATGGGTCGTCGGATGAATTACTCAAGGATATTGCGCAGTTAGGTCAAGAAAACTTTCGCAGGGAAATACTGTTTTACTGTAAATCCAAAGCAGAAACGTCATATATAGAGGCTCGTGAACAGTTCAGCCGTCGTGTGCTGGAATCAAAAGACTATTATAATGGTCAAATTTCCGTGCGTGTACACGGTTCACACATACTCAAATCATAATACTTTAGGCTACTAAATCACCAAATAAGCCAGCACAGGCGTTGACATTGTGCCCTGAATCCGTTCTGTTGTGTGACGGCAAGGTAGTTCTGCTTGGTGACAGAGTTATAAATCACTATCCTTTACAGGACGACGATTGGATATGCCATAACCAGTTTGATTTATAAGGGGAAGTAACAAGGCTAAAAGAGGGGTAGTAGCCCCACGGTTTAACAAGTGTTAGCGTATTTGTTAAGCCCGCCGTCATATAAAGACTCTGCTCGTGGTACCGGATGACCGCCACTGTAATGCAGTAACGCTAAGGTGATATTGTGCAACTCGGATAATGTCAAAACAACTTTGCCCGCTAGGGCAAAGTGTGACTGAACAATCTGGATAATATCTTAACGCTTCGCGTTTAATAAATCATTAACTACTTCTTGATAGACTAATAAAAGTTCGAGCTGAAGCGAAGAACAGAAGAACGCTAGTTCTTCTTATAACAATGGCATACGTGTTTCTTTAGTTACTTCGATATTCTCTTTGATAATATTATAGATCAATTCACGATCTGAGAATGTGTAGATATGAAGTAGATCTTCTACACTAACACCACCACGCATATACCAGGATATTCTAAAAAGTTCTTCTTTAAAGCCCTGGATCTGATTGTCTAGCCTAACTAGATGTGCTTGAATTTCGTCTGGTGGAAGACTAATTAGGCTTGTACGAAAAAATTTGACTGATCAAGGTCTACAGCAAGATTGGCTTCTTGGCCACAGTTGTCGCATTTAACTGGGAATCGAGGCATGGCCCAAGCATCATTATTTTTTTGATTTCTAGCTTTGATAGCATCAAACACACTCTTGTCGCAGTTGTCCAACCATTCCATGATAAAGGGAGTTTCGGTAACTACTTGCTGACCAGTATCAACACTTTCAATAGTAGCACGATAAATTTCAGTTTAGATATCGGCTAATTCTTTGAATAAACTGTTAACTACTTCTTGTCTTTCTGGAGTGTTGTCCATGACTTCTGCTTGAGCAAGACGTTGTTGTAGTCTAAAGTTTTTAAGATTAAACTCAGTGCTTTGCTTATATGTTAATGGACGTAGATTAATGGTCAGATCGTCTGTGACAATTTTACCGTCATACTGACAGGCCATGTAAAATTCCACAACTTTGTTTAGATCGATGTCATAGTCATTTTCAGATCCGCAATTATTGCACTTGTGTCCCACGGTCATGGAGTTGCCATAGGTAGCAATACGAATAGCTGCCAATAAAATAACTAGATCCAGTATACACAATTCCCAAGGATCTTTGATAGCCGGGCAACAGCTGGTTAAAACTTGTGCTGTGCTTTCGCCAGACAACAATGCATCTGGAGTTTTAACAATGATTTCATCCATGCCCGTCATACCATATACTGGTGTATTGGTAACATCGCCTTGGATAGTACCGGGCTTGTTAAAGATACCTCCGCTGGGGAACTTGATATAGATCTTAGGTTGTCTAAAGTACTTTTGTAACGGATTAACGGCCATTGTAATAACTCCAAAATATTGTCATGTATTTATATACGCACTTTTTGGGTTATTTTCGTATTGGCTAGGTTTATTTGGTAAATACAAATTATGAAAGTTTATGAAGTAATTTCAAAAGATCCTCAACTAGACGAATTCAGTTTGAATCCAATGAACTGGTTCGGTGCCGGTAATGCAGGAGCCGCAGCTAAACAAGCCAGTTATGATGCTGGGGCTGTTAAAAATCTAGCGGCAATTGCTAAAAAGCAATTTCCAAATCTAAGTCCAGCTGCTGGTAAAGCACTGGCTGACATTACATCTGGTACAGCTAAAGCTAGCAAGGCCGCATCGCAAGAAGCATTTGCTATGAAAGTAGGTAATATTAGCTATGTGTTGCGTGTACTAGGTGCGTTTGCTATCAGTTACAAGTTGTACAGCAATTTTTCTATACTTGAAGATAAGTATAATGCAGGTGAATTAAACGCTGAACAGTATAAAGAAGCACACGAAGCCTACTGGGGACTGTGGGTTATTCAATTCATGGGTCCATGGTTAGCAACAACTTTAGGTACAGCTAAACTAGTAGCATTTTTAATTCGTTTAATACTGGCGGTATTAACATTAGGTGTAACTGTGTTTACTGGCGGAGGTGCAGCCGCTGCAACAATTACAGGTCTAGTAGTTGAACAAGCTGTGTTTACGGCTTTACAAGCGTTCTTAATGTCTAAAACATTTGAACAATGGATGTCGGATCACTTTTTCAAAACACTAGTAACTATTGGTTCAGTACCAGATGCTAGTTGGAATATACTACGTCAGTATTTGAGTGAAATTCCAGTAATAAATGCGTTCTTCAAAGATAAAGGTGTTGATTTTTACACAGCTGCCAAGAAAGAAAAACAAAGAATCAATCCTGCGGCAGCTGCTGACGATGAAAAAGCAACACAAGCAAGAAACCTAGCACCTTTAGATTCTGATAAAAATGCTATTATGATTAACGGAATTCGTGTTACTGATAAAGACGGCAACTTAGACGATTATGCCATGATGCGTCCTTTTGTTAAGAACTATTTAGAACTGCATCCTGAAGATCCTAATGTACAAAAAGTACTAGCACTACAATCCAAATCTAAATAACAGTTATATACGCTGTTATTCAATCCTATAAATACACTATATTTCTAGGATTTTTTTATGGCCGCAGATAAAGACACCGTCGAAGCGTTTAAGCAAGCTCTTAAAGAATCTGGCATCGGTAAAGGCAACAGCGCACCAAGTAGTACGGCTGGTAATGCAGCCGGAGCAGGATTCGGCGCGGCTACAAAAGATGTTATTGACAGTTTTAATCCTCTAAGTGCCGCAAGTAAAGCTGTTGGTGCAGGCATGGATGCAGCCGGCAAAGCATACAATAATTTAAAAGGTGTAATTGAACCTAGTCTAGGCACATGGCGAGAACTTAGTGCTAGTGGTGCAAACTTTAATAACGATATAGTTGGCATGACAGCTGCAGCTGCAGGCGCACGATTAGATATAGCAGAGTTTGGCCAAGTCATTAAAAACAACTCAGGCAACTTTAACGGTTTAGGCGGAAGTGCTGCTAAAGGCGCAGAAAATTTTGCTAAGTTAAGTAAAGAAATGGCTGACAGCGGAGTCACAGATGACTTGCGCATGATGGGTATGACCAGTCGAGATATTAATGATGTCTTGGCAATCACGTTAACACAGCAACAGACTGTGAACATGAATGACGAAGCTAGTAAGAAACGTGCTATCAAAGCAGCCACAGAACTAGCTACTGAAATGGATTTGATGAGCAAGTTGACTGGTAAGTCACGTGCTGAACAAGAAGAAAGTTTAAAGAAAGCACAAGCTGACATGCAAGTGGAAGCTAAGTTGCGTATTCTTACAATGGGTAAAAGCGAAGAAGAAGCAGCTGCAATTCGTAATAATTACCTAACACAATATAACGAAGCTAATCTCCGTGGACAAGGACAAATGTTTAAAGAAGTCTTTGCCACAGGTACTGTGCAAAGTGAAGAAGCTGCTAACCAAGTAGCTATCAGTGGCAGAGAAGCACAAGCTACAATGGCACAAGCTCGTGCTACCGCAGAAGGCAATGCCAAAGCTGCTACTGAATACAGTAAGCAAGCATCTGCGGAGATGATGAAAAATCAAAATGATGTTAATAAATTAAGTCTTGCTGTTTATTCTAGTAATACCGCCGCTGGCGAAACAATGAAAGCCAGTATGACAGCTAATGCTGGCATTTATAAGAGTGAAACAGCTCTTATGAAGCAAATGGAGAAAGAAGGCAAACTAGATGGCATTAAAGACGAAGCTGAAAAACGTCGTATAGTACACGAAGAAGCATTAAAACAAGCCAAAGCAGAACAAACAGATAAAAAGCCAGGAAGTGAAAGCACCGAAGCACTTGTTAAATTAGGCGCACGAGCTGATGATGTTAATAGTGCGTTTATGAATAAGGTTGTTGTTCCTATTAATAAAGATGTAGGTCCAGCATTACAGAAATTTAATGATGGATTATTAAACTCTCAAGTTAAAGATAAATCAGGTAATGTAACTACTGTTAGTAAAACTTTAGAAAAAGAAGTAGGAGAAGGTTACCAAAGAGGTAAAGAGGGATTTTCTGGACCTAATGCCGGCAAAGATGGAGTTATTGGTGCCGCAAAAGATTCAAAATCAGGTAGCCCATTAGAAAATGCTGCGGCTACTGTTGGTGAAAGTGCAGGGTTTGCAACAGGTAAAATATTACTACCTGCATTAGACAAGACAGCAGACGTTATGAACAACGTCAAAAAAATGGCTGAAGGTGGAACTGTAAATAAACCCGAACTAGCTATTATTGGCGAGGCTGGAAAAGAGCATATAGTACCAGATGAAAAGATGCAGACCTTGATGCAAAACATGAAGGTTGATGGTTTAACAGCTGCCGCAACAGCTATGGCTGATTCACAAAAAGGCGGTGGCGTTAATGTATCTGAAATTTCTAATCTAGTTAAAACTACTATCAGTAGTGCAAGTGGTCCAACAACTGGCGCAGCCGCGGCTGCACCTATGACAAAGAGTGAAAAGTTTCAAACAGCAGACTGGGCAGATGCAACTCAAGAAGAAATTGCTAAAGGACTTGAAGGATCAAAAAAACAACTAGCTCGTTGGACAACAGATGCGCAGGAAACTGAACAAAAAATTGCAGATATAAAATCTCTAGGATCTAAAAGACAACTTACTGAAAGTGAACAATATGATCTAGACGAACTTGAAAAAGAAAAAGCAAAAAATCAACGAGCAATTGATTATCATCAAACTACAATTAACGTATTAAACAATCTAGACGAATATAAGGCTAGATTAGAAACAGAAAGTAAACAAAAAGTTGTTTCAGCCTCGGAAGAAGCTGCTAAAATTGCAGAATCTCTTGGGTTAACACAAATTGATACGGTTAAACAATCAGCCGAAGAACAGAAAACAATCTTAAGTGAACATCAACAAACTACATTGAAATATGCCTACACTGATGCAGAAGGCAAAAAAATGCAGTTGGAAAATGCTAAAAATCTTGTTGATGCTGAAAAGAATGCCATTGCTGAAAAGAATAAACAAATTGAAGAAATTCAAGTTGCTGCTGATGGTCGTGAACTGACAAATAGAGAAAAGAGTCGCATTGAAAAACTGCAAAAAGAAATTGAAGGCAGTAAAGAAACTTTAAGTTACCGTGAACAAGATTTAGCAGTTTACGCTAATCTTGATAAGTTAAAAACAGAACAAATTACCAAACAAGCCGAAGCACAAAAACGTTTAGAAGAACTCGGCCTCACCGGCACAACAAAACAAATTGCCACACAAGCCGAAGCACAAAAACGTTATGAAGAAATATCTAAAGGCGGTATAAAGACAGAAGAAGAACAGCGAGCTGAAGCAACTAAAATGGTAGAAGCTTCAAATGCTAAAATTGAAAAACTTAAAGCAGATGCCACTGGAAAAACAGAAGCAGCTGCTGGAAAAACAGAAGAACCTTCTAAATCTGTAATACCCGACTTTAGTTCTTTTGGAGAAGGAGTAAAAGGCTCGGGACTTCCTCCGTTCTTGCAAAAATTAAATGCTCAAATTAAAGATTCTAAACCTGCTCCAATCAAATCACCAACTGAAGCAAATAAAGATGCATCTAAAACTACAGCACAAGCTGTTAAAGAAGAAAAGAAAGAAGAACCAAAAAAACAAGAAGCAAAAAAAGAAGAAAAACCAGCTACAGGAACAGTTGCAGAAGTTACCATGAAAGATCTACATGCCAGTCTAGAACACTTAAATAAGAGTATGACAAGCCTTCTTAGTTATAGTCAACAAACAGCCACAGCAGCACAACAACAAGTTAAGGCAACTAAAAGTTTAAGTGGCAATAAGTTTGCTTAAAAGGATATAAATTAGATGAGTTGGAAAAAGTATTTTACGCCCGTACCTGTAAATGGTGAATTGTTAGGCCCTATCAGCGGCCAAAACAACGGCAATCGTCCTGGTCCGGCAAGAAGTAACTATTCTAGCTACTTGCCGGATGTATATTCTGGTAGTCCAAATCGTATTGAGCGTTATCAACAGTACGAAGTTATGGATAGTGATCCAGAAGTTAACGCTGCTCTAGACATTCTAGCTGAATTCTGCACACAAAAACTAAAAGATTCAAAGAGTCCATTTGCGGTCAAGTGGCGCAATAAAGGAACTAATGTAGAAGTTCGTGTTTTAAGTGAATATCTACAACAATGGAACAAGTTGCAAAACTTTGATGTACGTATTTTTCGTATTGTTCGCAATACTTTTAAGTATGGAGATAGTTTCTTTATTAGAGATCCTGAAAATCAAAAGTGGAGTTACTTAGATCCTAGTCAAATTATCAAAGTTATTGTTAATGAAAGTGAAGGTAAGAAACCTGAACAGTATATTGTTAAAGATCTAGCACCTAATTTTGAAAATTTAATTGCTACAATGATTACTCCTACAGTAAATCCACGTCAAACTGGCGGTGGTCCATTGCCTGCAAGCGGTTATTTAGGGCAATCAGGCGGTGGTAGTAGTAGCGGAACTAGTGGAGGTAACGTAGGCGGACGCTTTGGAATGAATCAAAAGGAAAATGCCATCGATAATAAGCATATGGTTCATTTGAGTTTGTCAGAAGGTTTAGATCAAAATTTTCCATTTGGCAATAGTTTATTAGAAAATATCTTTAAAGTTTACAAACAAAAAGAACTATTAGAAGATGCAATCTTGATTTATCGTATACAACGTGCTCCAGAACGTCGTGTATTCCATATCGACGTGGGTAATATGCCTAGTCACTTAGCCATGGCATTCGTAGAACGTGTTAAAAACGAAATACATCAACGCCGTATTCCGTCACAAACAGGAGGCGGACAGAACGTCATAGACTCTGCATACAACCCTCTGAGCATTAACGAAGATTATTTCTTCCCTAAAACAGCAGACGGCAAAGGATCAGACGTCACAATGCTAGAAGGCGGTAAGAATATTGGCGAAATTGATGACTTGAAGTACTTTACTAACAAGTTATTCCGTGGATTACGTATTCCAAGTAGCTATTTGCCTACTGGTGCGGATGATTCACAGAGCAATTTCAATGATGGTCGTGTAGGAACAGCGTACATTCAAGAGTTACGTTTTAACAAATACTGTGAAAGACTTCAAAGTTTACTAACAGCAGTGTTTGATAGCGAGTTTAAATTGTTTTTAAATGCTCGTGGATTGAATATTGATCCAGATTTATTTGAACTAAACTTTAATCCTCCTATGAACTTTGCAAGTTCACGTCAAGCAGCTATTGACACTGAACGGATTAATACATTTAATACCATTCAAGCCGTTCCATTTATGAGTAAACGCTTTGCTCTTAAACGTTTCCTTGCACTAACAGACGAGGAAGTAGCAGAAAACGAACGTCTATGGGCAGAAGAAAATGGAAAAGGACAGCCAACTACTACCGATGCCGCTGGAGAATTACGTAGTGCAGGCTTGTCTGCTAGCGGAATAGAAGGAGACATGGGTGCTGCTGGTGACATGACAGCTCCAGAAGATATAACAGACACTGGCGAAGAACAAGGAGCTCCTAATCCTGGAGCTGCAACACAACCTGGGGCCGCTACTCCACCGCCTGCCGCATAAATACAATATGATTTTAAGAGAGTTGTTTTATATTGATCCAGACACAAGGCATGTAGCCAATGATTTGCGCTATGAGCCTAGACGCGATCAGACTCAGTTGCATAGAGATGATACACGTAAAACAAGATTAACACTAAGACAACTAAATGAACTACGTAAAAGTAGTGAAGCCCACATCCTGGAACAGGAAAGCGAACTAGAATTTATACATTCAATGTATGCAGCTCCACCAGCTGCACCAGCACAATAATTGAAAACGGCCAAAAAACGGCCGTTTTCACACCTTATCTATACACTTTTTTAACAAAAGTGTAAATATAATACAGCCTTGTAACCACAATCACAGGAGAACCAAACATGACTGACCGCGCTCAATTTGAAGCAATGCTTGAAGCTTTGATCAATGAAGATCATGAGCAAGCAAAAGAAATATTCCACAACATCGTTGTTGGAAAATCACGTGAAATTTACGAAGAATTATTAGCAGAAGACTTCAGCCCAGAAGAAGCTAACAAACACGCTGGCCTAGGCGGACACCAATCTGAAAACATGGAAGAAGAAGATGATTCTATGGAAGAAGACATGGAAGAAGAAGGTGCCGAAGAAGAAAAAGGCGAAGACGAGCCAGAAGACGACGGTGAAGACGATGGCGAAGAAGAGCCAGACTTCGGCGGTGAAGACGATGGCGAAGAAGAGCCAGACTTCGGCGGTGACGAGGAAGGCGATGCCGAAGGTGGCGATATCGAAGATCGTGTTATGGATCTAGAAGACGCTTTAGAAGACCTAAAAGCAGAATTTGAACAACTAATGGCTGATGAAGAGCATGAGCCAGAGCATCATGACGGTATTGATGATCCAGCATTTGGTGGCATGGATGCAGAACAAGATGAAGTAGCACATATGATGGAATATGTAAACAAAGTTGCACTACCAAAACATGGCGACAATGGTCAAAATACAAAATCAGTTATTGACAACATGAAGAACGATATGGGCGGCACAACTGCTAATATTGCTAAAAACTTCAGCACAACAACTGGTGGAACACAAGGCGGATTATTGAAGCCAAGTACAACACTACAAGACGGTGGAAACATCAATAAGCCAGGCGCTAATGCAGGCAAGACAGCGTTCAAGAAGAAAGAACCTGGTCATGGTCCAGAAAGCAAAGGCAAAGGCGAATCAGCTGACAATAAAAAGTCAACGATTGGCGGAAGAATTCGTTAATTAATAAAGAGAACATATAATATATGTTATACCTCCGAGAGAATCTCAGTTTCAACGAAGCAAAAATGATCGTTGAATCTGATGACAAAGACGGTAAGAACTTGTACATGTCCGGGATTTGCATCCAGGGCGGTATACGTAACGCTAACCAGCGTGTTTACCCTGTTAATGAGATTGGCAAGGCTGTTAAGACCCTTAACGATCAGATTCAGAACGGTTATTCA